GCCAGAGATCGCGGCCGGCGGCAGGACCACGCCGTCCGCGATCTCTGGCCGCTTGTACAGCTGCGAGGACTGCCGGAAGCCGCGCAGGCGGGCCCCCTTCACCGCCTCGGCGGCCAGGGCCTGCGCTTCCCGCTGCGTCGTCAGCTCCGCGAGCTGCGCGTCCAGGTTCGCCAGGCGGTCCTTGCGCATGGGCGAGTGGCCGGCCAAGCGCCGCTCTGCGGCCGTGGCCTCGCCTTCCAGCTTGCGCACGAGCTTCTTCATGGCCGCGAGCTTCTTGGCGGTCGGTGGCCGGGAAGTGCTCGGGGTAGCCGGCGTGGCCGGAGTAGACGTGGTGACGGTGGACGGAGCAGCGAACTTCGGCGTGGTGCTCGCGTTGAGGTGGGAGATGACGCTCTTGATCTCCGCAGGGGCCATCCCGTGCGTCCGGCGCAGAAGCGTCTCGATCATCCAGTCGGGATGATTGCCGCCGCGCAGGCGGGAGGCCGCCTGCCAGGCCGCCTGGGTGATCCCGGCAGCCGCCGGGGTGCTCGTCGGGTTCAGGGCCACCGCAGGGCGGGCCTTGCCTCCGGCGGTCACGGCCGGTGGCGCCGGGGTCGCAGGCACCGGGGCGGGCGTCGCCACAGTGGCCGGGGTGTGGGCCGTCGCGGACGACGCCTTCATGGCGTCCAGCTTGACCTTGGCCCGGTCGGCGCGCCGACGGGCGCGGGCCGCGTCGGTCTTGTGTACGGCCTCGCGCTCCGCGATGGTCTTGCGCAGCCCCGTCACCTGCGGCGCCAGGGCGGCTATCTCGTCGTCCGCGTACTTCAGACCCTCGCGGGTCACGGCCTCCGCGGCCTCGTAGTGACTCGCAGGCTTCCAGTGGGCAAGGTTGGTTGCCAGGTTCTTGACGCCGTACCCGGTGCGCACAGCCATCGCCGCGGCACCGACCCGGGCCACCTGGCCCACCAGGTCGTCACCCAGGACGCGCGGGATGTAGCCCAGGCGGAACAGGGTGGCGAACTTCCACAGGTGGCTGAAGTGGTCCAGGCTGTCCAGCAGCCAGTCCGAATTGCCGATGCCCTTCGTCCGCAGCGCCCTCAGGGCGCTGGAGTGCCGGGCCAAGGTCTTGTCCAGGGCGGACAGGTCGATCAGGAGGTGATCGTTGGCCAATTTCGTGACCATGTTCGGATGGACGCGCAGCTGACCGCCCTCGGTCAGGAACTCGTCCGCGGTCACGCCCTCGTCGCCCAGATTGGCGCCCGAGTACCGGCGAAGCTGCTCCTGCCCGTGCGTGATGTTGGCCCTGTACTCGCGGTACAGGGTCATTCCCTCGGCATGGGTGAGCCCGTACCTCTCGGCGACCTTGGTCACGCCCAGACCCTGGATGTCCTCCAGGAGCGCGATGCGCTGCCCCTCGGTGGTCGTCTTGAGGTACTGGTTCAACAGCCCTGAACGGACCTCCGAGCCGACACCCGGGATACGGGCAAGGTGGCCGCGAAGCTCGTCAACCGCCTCGGGGTGGATGTCATCGACCGAGATCATCCCGTTGGGGTGCGCCTCCTTGAAGGAGCGCACCAGCGTGAAGCTGCGGCCGAAGTAGTCGTCCGCGTAGACCCGCGTCTTGCCCAGCGGGGACCGCGGCGTGCCAGTCGTGCCGATGGCCGGCCCGGTCCGGAAGTTCGACGCGTTCGACGTCCGCGCGTACGCCCGTGAGGGCGAGAACCGCGTCAAGTTCAGCGCGTCCAGCTCGCCGTAATGGGCCAGGCTCGCCGTGTAGCGGGCTGCCAGATCCTCGTCAGCCGCGATCTGCGTACGCAGTTGCTCCGCCCGCCTGGAGACCAGGGCTTCCAGGTTCGGGTTCGCCAACGCCTGGACTCGCGGCATGGTGCTCAGCTCGATCGTCGCAAGCCGGGACGTGTCCTGCTCCATGCGTGTAGCGGCCAGGGAGTTCTCCGACTGGAGCCGGGCGCGCGCCTCCACGTCGCCCAGCGTCGTCCGCAGGAAGAGGTTGACCTCTTCCGGGCTCTTGAGCTGAGCAATGATGCCACCGGCCCGGGGGCCGAGCGCGCTCTTCTGGAACATCGACAGGTTGTTGACCAGCTGCGGATTGTCCTTATTGGCCCAGAGGAATTCCTGGACCTTCGCCATCCGCGAGGACTGCATCATCTTGCCGATGTCATCGCCCGACCAGCCGCCCTTGGGGCGGGGGGCGACCACGTACTTCGTACGCGCGGCCCCGATCCCCTTGCCCGCGAGGACCGCGGGGTCCAGCCACCAGCGCGCCGCGAAGTCAGTAGCCCCCGAGGCGTACTTGAAGAAGGTCGAGTCGCGCCGCAGCTCCTCCACGGCACGGTTGCCGATGACCGGCATCCCGGCCCTACCCAGAAGCTCCTGCTGCTCGTCCTCGTCCAAATCCTTCCAGCCCGGCGGCAGATAGGCCGCCCCGGGCGTGGCGTACAGCGGACGGTCCTTCAGGATCTCCTCGACCTCGCCGTGGTTCGCCCAGAAGGCCTGGCCCGGCGAGACGTGGTTGGCCACGTGCCAGGCCTTGGCCCAGGCAGAGCCGCTGAGCAGCTCGTCAACGCCCTTGGTCTCCGCGTGCGTGCCCGCGAGCAGGAACGTGGACATCGGCTGGCTGATGCCGTTGTCGTACAGCCAGTTCAAGCCGTGCATCGCCTTCTCGATGGGCATCGCGCCCGGCTTCAAGAAGTAGCTCTCGATGGCCTGCCCTGCGTTGCTGTCCCTGTCCCCGCCACCGATGCTCGACGTCCAGCCACCGACGATCGGGATCACGATCGAGGCGTCACGCACCTCGCGCAGGAACGAGCCGAACCCGTCGCCCACTTAGACCCCCTCAGCGAAAGACATCTCCGAGGGGTAGACATCGATGGGCGTTGACGCGGCCTGGAGGCCGTAAGCCAGGCCGTAGCCGACATGGTTCGCGTTCGGCCCGTGAAGGGCCATGTCCACGCCGAGAGCGGGCGTCTCGCCGAAGAAGTCGGTGTAGTTGCCAATCTCCTGCCACCAGTCCATCAGGCCATCCCCTTCAGCTGACGCACCAGGTTGCGAGCCGACTTCGAAGACCCCGGCTGGTTGGCCATGTGCTCGAAGACCGGCAGGTACGCGACCAGGCGCCTCAGGTCCTCGTCCGGCTCGTTGGGCAGGCCCAGGGCCTCCATGCCGGGACCATCGCCCAGCGCGGCGCCGGCCGTGACCGGCGTGTCCGGCTGCTGCGTCGGCTGATCGAAGCCGACGACACCCGCATCAATGGGCGGACCTTCAGGCGCGCCCACATCACCACCAGGCGACGCCGACAAGGGCGCCGCCTGCTGCATCTGCTCCAGGGCCTGCCTGTCCCCGTACGCCCCGCCCGAAGGCGCCCGTACGGGCTGGCCCGGTCCGCCGTCCGTCCGCTTGCTCAGCGCCCCCGGCCCGGAGACCGGGGCAGGGGAACCGGGCTGACGGTATCCACCGCTCGCCATAGCTCCTCCTTATTTACTCGTTCGGCTCGACCTGATCGACGTCGGAGTTGGCGTACAGCTCCACGTACAGAACCTCGGGGTCCTCTCCGGCGTGCGCGCGCTTCAGAGCTTCCTGGAGCTGCGCGTCCTCAATGACCCACCAAGCCATGGCCTAGTGGGCCTCGTTCTTGTCGTTGTCGCCGTTCTTGCCCGCGCTCGGGGCGAGGGAGGTGGAGTTCCACCCCACGACGCCCGGCGTCACGGTGTTGCCGTCCGTGTCGCCCGAGTTCTGGCCCTGCATGGGCTGCTGGGTGTTCGGGGACTCCATGCCGCCCTGAAGGTGCGCCATGGGCTGGCTGCCGCCCTCGTGGAACGGGTCACCTGCGAGTGTGTCGCTCATGCCTTCTCCTTCTTGTGTCCAGCGGCGCAGTACTTGGGCTTGGCGCCCTTCCCGGACCACTCCTTCTTCGGCTCCGAGCACCCGTCGTGCTCGCAGACGGTTGCAGGCTTGAGGTCGCCCCCAAGCGGGGCGGGCTTACCGGTCTCCGTGACCTTGTCCACCCACTGCTTTGCGGCCTCTTCGCAGCCCAGCCAGTGGGTTGGCCTGCCGTTCTCCGGCGGACGCCCGCAGGTCTTGCAGTTCGTCATGCCGGAACGCTCCTCTTGACTGATGCGGACGCCGTCGGGCGCCCGGAGCTGGTCAGCCCGGCCAGCAGGGACATCACGTCAGCCTCGCCACCAGGGCCCATCTGGGCCTGGCCGGGCGCTACGCCCGCCATGGGGTCCATCCCGGGCGGCGCCCCGGGAGGCTGCCCGCCTGCAGCCCCCGGGGCGCCTGGAGGAGCCCCGCCCGCGGACGTGGGGGACGCGGGCTGGGGCTCCGGCTCGAACGCCTTGATGATCGCCTCGTGCATGGGCATGCGCTCACGCAGATCGATCAGCTTCGCGGCGTTGGTCAGGAGCGTCGTCGGGTCCATGCCCTGCTGGGCCATGATTCCGATGGAGCTGAGCAGGGCGAAGACGCCTTGCTTGAGAGCGTCGGTCGTCTGCTCCTTGTCGACCTCGGCCTGAAGGGAGGCCACATCCACATCCATGGGCAGCTGGCGTTGGACGAAGTCCCGCGAGACGAGCTGGTCTCCGCGGAGCTGGAGCAAGAAGATCAGGGCCTGGTTCGGATTCATCCCGCTGGCGAAGCCGTAGCTCACGCTCACGCGGTAGTTGCCCTTGATGTCCTTCGAGGGCGTGTAGCTCTCCTCGAAGGGCGTCCCGTTGATGACGCCGCTGATGGACTTCTTCTCGTCCGGCCAGAAGGCCTCGTCCATCTCGAAAGCCAGCTCCAGGGCCCGCTCCAGAGCGTCCCCGATGATGAGCTGACCGGTGGCCACCTGGATGTCGTAGCCGCCGTTGAGGGCATCCACGCCCCGGCCCGTGATGATCGAGGCCTGGACGTCGCCGGTCGCAGAGGCCGGCGTACGCGTGCCCTTCATGACCTCGGCCGCCAGCAAGGCGTCCTGCTGCCAGGCCGCCTGCGGCATGTCCGTACCCACGCGCCGGATCTTCTCCGGGCTGTTGGTGCGGATCACCGCGTCGTCGCCGAAGGGGATCTTCTGCACGTCGGTCGGGATGGCCAGCGGCGCCCGTACCGTCTGCTGCGTGGCCTGAAGGCCCAGCATCGCCATGCGGTTGCGGGCGAGCATCGGCCAGACCACGTCATCCATCTGTCCGCGGTCCTGGGCGTCCCAGGTGGGCTTCTGGGCGACAGCCACGGGGACCTTGCCGAAGCGGTTGTCCGTGCGCATCAGCACGAGGTTCTTGCGCTCGGGCATGTAGAGGACGTATTCACCCTTGTCGCAGAACTTGACCAACTCAAGCTCCGTGTCCCCGGTGACCTGCTGGCCGTAGGGCCGGTCACCGCCCAGGATGGCGGTCTGGTGCTCGGGGAACTTGGCCGCGAGCTGCCGGGCGCCCTCGCGCCAGACCTTCGTGTACGAGCGGACCTCGCCGTTGAGCGTGTACTCCACGTACGACTTCATGGGGTTGTCGATCCGCAGTCGCGGGCGGCCGTGCTCGAAGTCGGGCTCGACCACGATCGGCATCGAGCCGTACGCCAGGTACCAGTCACAGCCGGTCGGCATGTGCTTGCGAAGCCGGGAGTCGATCACGTACGAGTACGCGATCTTCGTCTTCTTGGCGACGAACTTCTTCTGCCGCTCCGAGGTCACCGTCCCCGGGGCACAGTTGATGCTCGGCAGCGGAGCCAGAGTCTCCGCGAGCTGACGCAGCGCGGTGTCGAGCGTGTTCGCCGTGATCGGCCGCGGCCACGCCTCCGGCATGGAACCCGGCGCGATGTTGTCGATCTTCTGCGCTCGGGCATCGAAGATGGTCTGATGCCGGGCGTCCCGCTCCTGGGCGTCACGGCGCAGCGCCTCGACACGAGCCGCGATCTGCGCGATTTCTGCCATGACCACCTCCTGCGGGGGCGAAATGTAAGGCCTGGGCTGCTACTTCTGCGCGCTGAGGCTCTTGCGCCACGCCTCAAGGGCGGCCACGCGCTGCTCCAGCGTCAGGGCCGGGGCGGGGTAGCCCGCCCACTTCTTCAGCGCGGCGCGGTCGGCGAACTTCCCCACGTTGCGGTCGAACCCCCCGGACGAGCTGTACTGATGGAAGGTCCAGGCGTGCTTGATGGCCGGCGAGCCGGCCGGGTGGTTGGGGTCGGCGATCCACAGGAAGTCGCCGCAGTACGACGTGGTGTCACGGTGCAACCAGTAGTCCGTGTTCGCGTACAGGCCCACCTTGTGGTCCGGGCGGAGCCGCTTGACCTCCTTGATGAAGGCGTCCTTCTCCGCGTTGGTGGCGCGGGCGCCGCCCGGGGCGGTCTCCCAGTCGCACACCAGCATCTCGCCCGGCAGGGCGCCGCACTTGGCCACGAAATACGCGGCCTGCGCCTTGATGTCGCCCGGGTGAAGGAAGTGGTAGAAGCCCACGGCCAAGCCCGCGGTGCGGCCCGTGGCCGCCTGCTTGGCCATCTTCGGGTTGGTGTAGCCCGTGCCCTCGGTCGCCTTCACGAAGACGAAGTCCAGGCCGGACGTTGCGAACGTCTCGGGCTGGTAGCTCGCTACGTCGATTCCCTTGATCATCACACACGCTCCTCGGCGACCACCGTCAGGTGCGTCCCGATCAGGCGACGCAAGCGCGTGTACTTCTCCTCGGTGTCGTGGCCGTCCCAGGTGTTGATCTCGGATCGATCGACGTGACGAAAGAGGTCCATGTCGTCCGGCGCCACGTGCCAACTCATCTGGCCGGTGGGTGTGTCCACGATGACAACAGCCCAGTCTGGCTCGCTCGGGTCGTGATACCCGATGGTGCTCGGGTAGATGGTGGCGAGGTGCGCCACCAGGTGCGCCCGCTCTCGGTACACGCTGTCCACGTCTTTCCCTCTCACCAGTCGATGGCGCCGTTCCAGGCGCCCGCGCCCTGCTGCTGCAGGGCGAAGTCGATATCCACGACCATCTGTCCGGCCGCGTCGCGCTCCGAGGTGAACTCGGAGTGGTTCGTGTGCCAGCCGGAGAAGTCGCTCACCATCAGCTCGCGTGCGCGGATCTCGGCGAACCAGAAGGCCATGACGCAGTCCGTCAG